TTAGGGATTGGATAACTTTTTCTGAAAATGTAATAGAACCACCGTCTTTACCAGCAGAACCACTCTTGTTCTTATCAGAACCCTTCTTCTTTTCAGACGGTTTCGCAGGTGTTTGCGCCCCACTTTTGGGTCCACTACGCTTTGCAGCTTCAGCTCGCTCCAAAAGTTCTTTAATTTTCTTAGAAAAGTCCAATTCCATGGTATTTTTCTTTACACTTATTTTAAATATAAATGAAATTAACCTTCACAAGATTTGCATTCCATCAAGGATCTTGCCAGTTCTTGGCTTGGATTAGCACTTCTTTGATAGTAAAAGCCTTTCAATCCACTCTCCCAACCAAAAATCATAAGCTGATTTACTTCTTTTAGATTAGCTTTGGGCGCAATCATAAGATTTAAAGATTGTCCCTGATCAATATATTTCTGTCTTTGAGCAGCTTGAATAACAATCTCTTTCTGAGTGATTTCTCCAAATGTCTTGAACACACCTTTCTCATCTTCACTAAGGAAAGATAAGTGTTGAACAGATCCTCCAGTCTCAAGGATGCTCTTCCATACCTCGTCAGTATCCTTACCCTTTTCAGCTAAGAGAGTTTTAAGATATGGATTTCTGTAAGTGAACTTACCTTTAGCGAGATTCTTGACGAAGTAGTTAGAGTTAAGAGGCTCAATAGATGGAGACACTTGACCCAAAATAAAAGAACTACTTGTAGTTGGGGCAATAGCTAAAGTTGTGGTATTTCTACGACCGTAGCCTTCACAGTAGAGAGATTCACCTAAAACAGTTGCTAATTCTGCTGTGGCTTTGTCTGCCCGACTACGAATAGTTTTCCAAATTAAACTATTCTGCATTTTAGCCTCCATGCTTTCAAAGCTAATCATTTTACTTTGAAGGTAAGAGTGCCAACCCAGCACACCCATACCCAAAGCTCTGTGGCGCTTGGCAAAGTTATGAGAAGACTCCATGAACGGAATATTTTCTGTTTTTAGGATATACTCCTCCATAACCGCATCAAGGAACATCGCTAAAGTCTCAATAGCATCAGTCTCTACAATCTCATCCCAATGAACCATGTTAAGAGACGACAAGCAACAAACAAAAGACTCATCTTCCTTAGATGGTAAAGAGATTTCATTACAAAGATTGGAAGCATAAATCTTCATACCTTTATCTTTGTAGCAATCAGGAGCTTGGTTATTCGCGGCATCTTGGAAGAACAAATATGGATAACCAGTCTCAAATCTTTTTTTAATGACTGAAGCCCAAATTTGGCGCTTCTCAGAGTCTCCACCAATCATTGATTTCATCCATTCATCTGTAACAGTTACAGCGAAAGACATTTCTTGAATTGGATTACCTTCACTACGAATACGAAGAAACTCTTTTACGTCTGGATGTTCAATAGGAAGATAAGCAGCGAAAGATCCTCGGCGCACATTACCCTGAGAAACTACGGAAGCCACTTTGTCAAATAGCTCCATAAAATGGACAGCCCCAGAAGATTCTCCTCCAGAATTAATTGGAGCGCCTCGTTCACGCAAATCCCCGAAGTATGCGGATGTTCCTGATCCATGCTTGGTCTGCATACCGACTTCAGACTGCTTAGCTAGAATCCCATCCATTCTGTCGGGGACATAAACGCCATTACAGGATATAGGTAAACCACGCTTACGACCAAAATTAGACCAAACGGGAGAAGCTAGGGAGTAGAATCCCTGCTTCATATAACTGACGAACTTATCAGCAAAACCTTCCATACTGAGATACTGTTCAGCAGTATCTGCGATGTCACGAATCCTCTGTTCTGGAGTTTCACCGTCTTTGAGGTAACCACGCTCAAGGAATAATCTTGAGTCTTTATTTAGCCAATAATATTCAGTCATTAAAACAAGTCTTCTTCGTTGAACGTCTGTGAATTTTTTGAGTACTCAACAGGTCGAGAATGGAAGAAATCGGTAGCGTTGTTACCTAACAGTTCCTCCTCAAACCAGATTGTATCTTTTAGCAGATTTTTGTCAACATCGAAAGCTTGTTTAAAGCCAATTTTTTGCAAAGAGTCATTGATTCTATTTTTTATGAACTCTTTTAGGGTCGCGGCGTTTAAGCCCTTCTCTTGAATACCATTGATCATCCAATCAACAATCTTACTCTCAGCGCTAAAAGCTTGCTGAGCTTCATCAAGAATCCGATCCTCCAACTCTTCGTCGAATAGCTCTGGATGCTCTTCACGAATAGTATTAATGATTTTCATTCCGACTAAGGCGTGAACATTCTCTTCGTTACGTGTGTACTTTACCTGCTGGTCCGTATCTTTAAGGACATTGCGATAACGAGAGAACCAGTTGATCACGTAAAACTGGGAGAACAGAGATACGTTCTCCACAAATAAAGTAAATAAAATAAGAGCGTAAACATATTGTTTTTTGCTATTCTTGTAGAACTTGCGAGTGTACTTACGGAGATAGTTTACCCGACCCTCAATAAAGTCAAGCTTGAGGTTCTCCTCGAAAACCTCCTCTAAACCTAGAACTTCCAAAAGGCGTTCATAAGCATTATTGTGAATGACCTCCACATTAGCCATAACAAACCCCAGATCACTAAATGATGGGTGGGGCAAATTATCACCCAATTTACTCCAGAACTTTTTAACAGCCACCTCTATCTGACCAATAGCAGAAAGAGTCCTGACAATGATTTCTTTTTCTTGCTCATTCAGTGTCACGTTAAAGTCCTGCAAATCAGACGTGAAACTGAACTCTTTATCAGTCCAGAAGCCGTTATGCATTGCTTCGATAAATTCTCCTGCCCAAGGATAATGGTCAGGCTTACGCGATACTTGCTCTTCAAAAATCATAGTGAGTTTAGTTACACTTGTATCTGGATTTCAGCCTCGTGTCGAGTGAAAATTTATGAAAATTTTTTTCTTGACGAGATTTTCAATTCTAATATAATACCGTTATACGGTCTAAAACCGCGAGGATTCGTTCTGTTTACAGAAAGCCTCTGAAAAAGACAACGTATAAGTAAGGAATAACGTATTATATTATTAAATATTGTATTATATACTATTATATATTATATAATATTATTATATGTTATAGTATGTTATTAAATAATAAGGTAAAGTTTTAAAGTGCAAACAGATCAAGAATTAATCAGCAAGGTTCAGGAAGAACAGGATAACGACAGTTTGGTCGAAATAATAAATAGACATTCAGGGGTCTATCACGACATGGTAGATAGATTTTTGTCTGGAAGTAAAAATGTGGCTGACAGAGATGGCCTCCTTGAAGACAAGGAATTTACAATATACAATTCTGTAATGAGCTATGACCCGTCAAGAGGTGCTAAATTTCCAACATACCTAGCTAATCAGGCGAAGTGGAAATGTCTAAACACGTTAACGAGGAACAAAAAGTTCCAAAAATGTAATCTTGAAGAACTTTTACGACAGCCTGAAGTGGAAGGTGACTTTGAGATTCATGAACATTATGAAGTCTTTTCTTTATTTAAATTATTCTTGGAAAAAGAAAAAGACCAAAGATTTAAAAAAATAATTGACATGAGATACAATTCATGGTCTAATAAGCTAACACCTTGGAGCAAGGGGGCAAAATCTCTAGGGATGAGCATACAAGGAGTGATTAACATTCACAACAGATGCTTATCGAAATTTGAAAAAGAATCAGTAAATTATGTATAACAGTATTACAGCAGTAGGGTATCTTGTAAAAGATCCAGAAACACGTCAACTTAATGGCGGTAAGTCGGTGACGCGTCTTCGTGTCGGTATCTCCCCAAGCAACGCTAAAACCAAATGCTTTATTGATTTAGAGGTTTGGGACAAGTTGTCGGAAATCGCATCAAAGTACCTGACTAAAGGTCGTGAGTTTGTGTTTTCTGGCGAACTAGCAATGGACACTTGGGAAAACAAAGAAACTGGAAAACCTCAATCAAAGTATTTTATCAGAGGGAATAATATTCAATTCCTAAATTCTGGTAAGAAAGACGATAGTCAATCTTCTGGTCCTTCAAATGCTGCTCCAGTCTCAGCTGGTCCAGCATCTGATGATGAACCTCCATTTTAATGAAGATTTTAATCGAAGCCCCTCTGAACTCGTTAAGCCTCGGTAATGTTTCTTTTAACATTATCCGAGAGCTTATCGGGCGGGGTCACGATGTGGGTATTTGGCCAACAGGTAAAATCGACCTGAAGGCTTATGATATTGACGATGATCTGAAAAAGAAAATCGAAAATAGTATCAATAATAGATATAATTATCTGAGCAGTGATGTTCCAAGCCTTAAAATTTGGCATCTGAACGGTTCAGAGAATAGAAAAAATTCTAACCAATATCTATTAACATTCTATGAATGCAACCAACCCACGGACATCGAGAAGAAAATTTCTTCAAGCCAAACTCAAACATTCTTTAGTTCTTCCTGTGCTGCTGAGTTGTTTGGCGATGTATTCTGCCCGTTGGGTTTCGATAAAGACTTCAAAGAAACGGAAAAAGAATACCTAAGTGGTATTACCCATTTTGGTTTAATGGGCAAGTTTGAACATAGAAAGCATACTGCTAAAATTATTCAGACTTGGCTAAAGAAATACGGAAATGATCCGAAGTATCAATTATCTTGTTTGGTTACTAACCCTTTCTACAAGAAAGAAGATATGGATGCTACAATCAATGCTGTATTAGGTGGGGAAAGATACACTAATATTAATTTCTTACCTCATTTAGAAAAGAATTCTGAAGTTAATGAATTTTTAAATGCAATCGACATTGATCTTACTGGATTATCTGGAGCAGAAGGCTGGAATCTTCCTGCTTTTAACGCAACTTGTCTTGGCAAATGGAGCATTGTTCTTAATGCCACATCTCACAAAGATTGGGCTACTAAAGATAACTCTATCCTCGTCGAACCTTCAGGAGAAGTAGACTGTTATGATGAAGTCTTCTTTAAAAAAGGTTCGCCTTTCAATCAAGGAACTTTCTATGATTGGAATGAAGAGGATGTAATCAATGCTATGGAACAAGCTGAAAAGAAAGTGGGACAAGTTAACACAGAAGGACGAAAGTTAGCAGACAAGTTGACTTATGAGAACACTGTGGATGTCATTTTAGCCCGTATTTCCAAGGATTTCGATCTGGCATAAGAAGTGTTAAAGAGTTTGTATGATTGATACATTATTGTACGACTTGTTTAATGACTATGGTTTTAATAACCAAAATTATGTTAAAGATAAAGGAGATTCCTTTGAACTAAAAGTGGAACTCGCTGGATTCTCGAAAGAGGATGTTGATATTGAAGCTACTGAAGATAGGCTCACAATTAAGACTAATCCAGAAGGTCGAAAGAAAACTTTCTCTGTTCAACTTTTTAAAAAGGTCGAAACAGAATCTATTACCTGTGAAATGGATAATGGATTGCTGATTATAGACCTACCTAAAAAGGGAAGATCGAAACCAACCAAAATTAAAGTCAATTAAAATAACGGGGGTGGAAACGCCCCCGTTTTTATTTATAATAAATTATGCCTTTATATACTTATAAGCACCCAGAAACAGATGAACATAAAGATCTTTTCCAATCTATGGACGAAGAACATATTTATATAGATGATTTTGGTGTTGAGTGGCAGAGGGTATTCTACGCGCCTAACGCCTCTATCGACTCCAACATTGATCCGTTTAGCCAAAGGCAGTTCACGGACAGTACAGGAGCAAAGAAGGGTACTATGGGTGATATGCTTGACTACTCATCAGAAATGAGCGCAAGACGAGCAGAAAAATCTGGAGGAGTAGATCCTATTAAGAAAAAATACTTTGATGATTATGCTGCTAAGAGAAATGGTCAGCGGCATATAGCAGAGAAGAAGAAAACTTACGAGAGTAAGAATGTTAAGATTGATTATGATTAATTAGTCAATTCGCGGCTAAACGATAATGAATAAGTCATCTGATCGTTTACATTCATTTGATAAGAAGAGTTTTCTAGCTTCAAATTAGAAAATGAAAATGTGTGATTGTATACGCTCTCAGTATCCACCACTTCGATATCAAAATTATAATCGGACTCATTTGTTATCAAACTAGCTATTTCTCCAGTAGCTAAACCCGAAACTAAAAATTCTAGGTTAACTGAAGATGTGATAGGGTACTGAACTTTTCTGCCATAAGGGTAATCACTACCCAAACCAAAAAGATCCACTCTATTAATTGGTATGTTGAATGAAAAAGATTGTATGTGAGAGTCGCCACTAACAGGTGAACCTCCTATTTGTAAATTCTGTAGAGTTAAATTTACTTCTGTTGGCGAACAAAGAGGTGGGTCAAATCTACTTAAAGAGGTGTAGTCCCCAAACCCGTAAACTTGGGCATCTTTTAGAGCTACTGATCCAACATTATTATTATTACCTGATTGTAAATTTATTGCAGGATTTTCCACCTCGTTAGAGGATATATTTTGTATGGTTATATTAGAGCTTTTGTAAGACGTGGAGACAATAGGAATAGAACCTACAGAAAACCCTAAAGAGTAATTAGTTAAAAACGCATTACCTATCGAAATAACTTCAGCAGTTGACGAAAGGTTTTCTATTTCAGAAGATCCATTGCTGATAATATCAGACCCTTGATCTGGATGATTCACTATGTAGAAATTTTGATCAAGGTTGTCGTAACCGCTAAAGAAACTAGACTTAGCGCTACCTGTCTGATCATTTATTAAACCCAAAGCGTTTTCATTTAACATAGCTGGGGTATAATAGTAACTTATAGAAAGATCAACATCAGGCATTCTAGTTATGTCATTAATAGCTAGATCTTTGCTACCAATTTGTTTGGACTTCTGTCTTTGCTGTGAGAAACCGACAGATACACTCTGAACTGCGCTCATATAAGCGCCACTCATGTCGCTGCCAATTCTGTCACCAGTTGTAAACGCAGGTCGTTGACCAGCGATCACAATTGAATTATTACTCTTTAAAATATCTCTAGCCATATCAACTTCCTGTTGGGATTACACCTAAAACATCTTCTACTAATGCCACATTTAAATCATGTGCATTATAAAACTTCCACGTATGATCCCATTCTGGACAATACATAACTTTTGGTCTATTATAAACAGATTCTATATCATGTCTAAACCTTCTGTATCCAGCCTTATTCTCTAAGAAATGCAGCATACATTTTAGCTGCTTATCGCTAATATCTGTAAAAGTATAATTAACTGGGAATGAAGCGTTGTTATCTTTTGTTTTGATTCTTTGTTTAAATGAGTTTTTAAATTCAAGAACCTCATTCTTTAGCTTTACATCGTTCTGGAAACCAATATCAGGCTTAAAGAAAAA